AGGTTCGAGATGACGGTTACACCGGAATAAAAAAAAGTTCGGGTCGAAGATCCAAAAACCTAATAAGGTTGAGAATCAGGATGCCCGAAATTAATTTATAACTTCATAAACAACAAAGAATATGAAAACAAACAGATTTTTTTACAAGAAAGCCGAGAAAGGTTGGGCTATCATGAAACGACGAGTTGATGGATATATTGTTTTCATCCAGTGGGTGGCATCATGGCAGGAAGCACGGCAGCAAGTTTATAAGCTCAACGGATGGAGTTGAAATTATTCCATGCAACTCTATACAAAAAACTCTAATATAAACCATTCATATATAAACAAGATGAAAACATTATCAATTCACAAAGACAAGACCTCATTGGCATCTGAAACTGTCGGAAAATGGTGGAACTCAAAGAATGTATTCTTCTCTCTGCTCACAGAAGAAAACTTCTCTAACAGGGAAGTTGTGCTTGTTCATCTCATTCTTATAGCACTCATAATATGTGCTGCAGCAGTAGAGGTTTCTCTTCTTGTTTCATTTCTTTCATTATTGGCAGCAGGGGGACTTGTTGCATACCTTAATAGAGCTGATTATAATGATAATATTAATATAAAGAAAAATATTTTATGAATGAAAAAATTAACATTTGAAGCGTGTTAAGAATATCAACTTTGTTTTATTAATAAGTTCTGAATATTTAATATTTGGAACTTATTAAACATTTTAATTACTAACTTTTCAATGTAAGAATATTGCAGAAGTTTTTGAAAAGGTTAATATAAAAGATTTATTTTTTTTGCTATATGTTTTTGCAACTTCCTTTGTACTTTCGCAGCAATAAAAACATATTTTTATGAAGACAAATTATATATCAATTTTCCTAGCTTTGACGACATGTTTTTTCTATTCATGTACGTCACATCCATCTTTCAAAAACTCTACTGAAGCAGTAGAGGCGTGTAAAAACAAGCTGACAGAAATTCAGGCTATCAAAGATGCTGATATTGAAAAGGTAACAGACCTTACAGCGCAATGGCAAGAAATTCAAGATTCAGCTTATAGCGTTTTTTCTAGAGACTCAACCATTAATCTGAAGAGTCCTATTGCTATGGCATATTTTGTTGTCTCTGATTCAATGAGAACAGAGCTTACACGATTAGCCTTTTCAAAACAACGCTCACTCCAGGATGTAATGTATCTGAAACTTAACACAGCTTCAGATCGTGATAAAATAAAAAAGTCCGATACTTATAAAAAGGCTTCAGAATTTTATGCCAAACTAGACGATGAGCCTACTATTAAAGGACTTCCAAAGATACTGTCGGTTTATAACAGTCTGCTTAATAATACGCAACCATTTACGCAGGAGGCACAGCTGCTTGTTTTTATCCAGCAAGAGGATAGGTGTTTTCGTTCACTGATGGAACATCTTAGTAATGTTCCAGTTCATGATATGCAACAACTAACAGAGAAGACTTCTAGGCTCTTCGAACGTCTCTATTCTTCTGTTGGAAGAAAGAGCGATGAAGTGAATGATAGAACGATGTTATACTTAACAATGCGTTTTAATCGACGTATCATGCAAAATGCAATAGCATGCAGGGAGGATATTCTAAATAATAAGAAACTCAACCAGCAGCAAAGGGTAAGTTATCGCTGGATGTTAATTCAACCATACGTATCGATAGATGAGTACTCTACTGCTGCACTTACAGAAAAGCAAAGGGAAGAACTCATGATTATTTCAAAGGAGCTACCTACACTTCTTACTCGTTTGGATAATCAAAAAAAGACAAAAGAACAAGAAGATAAACTGGTTAATACGCTATCTGATTATTTCTTGAAGTCATATATATCATCAACTTTATAACAACAAAATCTATGGAAAAAGTATTGAATAGTAGTTCGTTGGAGGAAGGAACAGTGAAACGTTCTATCATTCTTCTATATCAACAAATGATAAAGAAGTTGCCTGAATATTTCTCAGAACAAGAAATTAGTGTTATTCAGCACTCTTCTTTTTCGGAGATTGTCGTTCAGTTGAAAGAACAAAATATGTTAGAAAATTTCATAACAAGTATGGAAGAAAAACTACATCTTCATGTTCTTTATGCAACTAGAGAGGAGGATGGTAAAGTGTATAAGGTTGTTGCCTACTCAACTCCTGTAGAAGATGAAATGTTGGTCTTCTATTTCTCTTCCACACAATATGGTCTCATTGATTCGATGACAGTTTTTATCTTTGAAAGTTTAGAGACGATGTATTGTCATCTTCTTAATGAACGTAATCGTATGACAAGGCTTCAGAAGAATATCCTTGAACAAGAATCTTATGCCAAAATGTTGTCTCATTTTAACTAATATAATATGGTAATACTAATATTAAAACTAGTCTTATTTTTCGTGTTGACTAGTATTCCTTTTCTGTATCATTTTCTTATCAAACCAAGGAGAGAAAGTATAAAGAGATACCGTAATGCCTTTACGGCAGTTCAACCCCAAATGTCGAAACTGAAGAAGGCTATTTGGCGAGTGGGTACTTATCTTATCAACTTCTATGATAAGATGAAGCGTAGAGAAAAGCCAAGAAAATTCTTTACATTATTACTTCTACTATCTCTACTTCTCTTCCAGGGTGTAGATAACTTTGCTTCAAGTGAAGTGGCTGCAACTTATAAGACTATGGTTAAAGAAAACAGACTGAATGAACTTAGCATTAGTGGTAAGAAAACAGTTGCTCCTTTTATGCAAAGGAAATTTAGTAACTACCTTTACCCCTTCCTAACTCGTCCAATCGTATATCTTGTATCTTTTGCCTTAACACTAATTTTCTTCTCATATAGAATGGCAAACTGGATACTAACAATAATACATAATAGTAAGAAAACTTTACTTGTATTATCAGCTATTATGATCTTCTTTTCTATCTTCGATGAAGGACGATACATGCTTTTTTCAGAGGTACTTCTCATTATTACAATGGCAGCTTTATTCTATCCTAATTTCTATGATAGCTTACCTCCGAAAGGTCGGAAACCTATCCCTATTTATAATAGGAAAAACAGGGTGGCTGCATGAACGGTTTTCTCCAAGATTTTTATATAAAAATGTTGGAGAAATAGTACAAGATTTTTACATATGATTTTTATATAAAAATGTTCTTATGAATAGTAATAAAAAAGAGGGTATAGAAGATGGTATTTCTATCAACAAAAACTATCATGTTGTAATCCCTTTTGAGCTTCTTGAATTTCTTAGTGTTGATTATTCATATAAAAACAAAAGACGTTTTTCTCGCCTACAAGCGTTCCAAAACCTCATAGAGTACTATTCTGCATCTAAAAGTAAAAAAGAGGCTATGGCGGTAAATATAGAGCGTTTATCAAAGGCTTGGGGATGGAGTCGTCCTTCAGTAATGAAATTCGTTATGTTTTTAGAGTCGAAAAACATACTTGAAATTTTCAGTGTCGTCACAAGCAAGATGGTCAGGGTTCGGAATGAAATTATTGTTTTACGTTCTGAAAATGCTGTAGAAAAATGACGCGATCATTTTTTCGCATCCCGAAATTCCAACTTTGACATCTCAATTTTAATTACCAAATGGAAATGATGAAAAAATATATCGTTTGCGCTTGCGCAGAACAAACTGATATAGAAAAATGTTTTAAACTTTTTACATTGGGAGGTAGCCTAATACCCCCCTCATCCTCGTGAGGGGGTATAGACACCCCTCACGAGGAGGGGGACTACGTGCGGCAAGCCGTGTCTATATTAGGCTCTCCGAGGGTTGACAATGTAAAAAACAGGGGGTGGTCCCTGACCCCAAAAGACGAGAGACCACCCCATGATAATTTCATTTCAGGGACCACCCCCAGGGACCACCCATTCTAAAATAAATAAATATCACAATTTCAATAAATTACAAGGTCAGGGACCACCCCCAGAGACCACCCCCAAAATATCAAAGATTAGGGGGTGGTCCCTGACTCGCAAAAACGAGAGACCACCCCTTTGATAATTTTTATATAAGGGACCACCCCCCAGGGACCACCCCTAAGTTTATCAGAGACCACCCCCCTGATAATTTCATTTCAGGGACCACCCCAGGGACCACCCCTTCTAAAATAAATAAATATCACAATTTCAATAAATTACAAGGCCAGGGACCACCCCCAGAGACCACCCCCAAAATATCAAAGATTAGGGGGTGGTCCCTGACTCGCAAAAACGAGAGACCACCCCTTTGATAATTTTTATATCAGGGACCACCCCCCAGGGACCACCCCTAAGTTTATCAGAGACCACCCCCCCCTGAAACTATAAAATAATGCAATATGGCAAAACAAGTAATGGATTTGATGGCATCTAAAGGCATCACCACAGCACAAAGTAATGAGCATCTAAGAAACTTCTCAAAGGAAGCATATAAGCGTAAACTTTCGTATGCTTTTGACCCCACTCGTGAACACCTCAATTTTGAAGTTCGTAATGGTGGAGTGGTTACTCCTGTTGATAAAAAGCTATCCATTCCAAAACGAATAAAAGAGAATTTGGCTGCAAGAAACATCATTGATCCTAATGTCGGACTGGATGATCCAAAGTATAGAACAATTGCTAATTTCATTCTTGGTGGATCAAGAGAACAGATGCACCATCTTGCCTTTGGTGATCAGCAGGTAAATTTGGAAAAAGGGGCTGACAATTCGCATATAACTCGCAGTCCTGAAATTGAAAAATGGGCGGTCGATATGTACGACTTTATGAGTAGAAAGTTTGGAGAGAAAAACATTGCAGCTTTTATAGTACATCTTGATGAAACAAATCCACATATCCATTGCACAATTTTACCAATTACAGAGCAGAATAAATTCTCTTGGAAAGTGGTAATGGCTGGGAAGAGTAAATTTGAATTTAGTCAGCGTATGACGAACCTTCATAATGAGCTTTCTGAAGTTAATAAGAAGTACTCTCTTGACCGTGGTGACAGTATTGCAGAAACTGGGCGTAAGCATAGAACAATGGGTGAATATTATGCACAAAAAAGAGAGGAACTGAAGGGACAAGTGGATAGCTTAAAAGAAGATGTTGCAGAGCAGAAAAAGCAAATATCAAGAAACAAAGTTAGGCTATCTGAACAAGAAAAAGAAATCAAACATGGAGAGGCGAGATTGAAGGGTCTTACTACTATGATAGCTAATCTTGAACGACATAAGTCTGACTTATTGCATGAGATTGAAAAGTTAGAGGAAGATGTCAAAGCTGGTAGAATTACCAAGGAACAGGCGGATATTGAACGAGCAAGAATCCTTGATGATCTTGAAAAAACAAAGATAAAAATAATTGACAAACAAGAAAAACTTGTAGAGGCAGAAAAGAAACTCGATTTAATCAAGGGACAGACTGATGTAACTCAGGAGAGGTACAAAGAAATCAAGGACGAAATGCGTACATCTATGCCTAATTTGAGTTCGCAAACTTTACGAGATATGCAGGCAGTGGGATGGAATATGGCTTCTGTTGAAGCTCAAAAACAAAGCGAGAAACTAAATGCTTACAGAGAGTCTTTGCCACCTGAACAGCGTGCTGCTTTTGACGAAGCAACAAAAGGTTTCTCTAATGGTTCTATGCTTGAACAGATGGCAGAAAACTCTAGCCAAGTTGCGCTTGTTGCTACGGCACTATTCTTAGGTTCTCTAGATAAGGCAACTGAAATATCACAGAGTGCTGGAGGCGGATCTGCACCACAAAGTGGCTGGGGAAAGAAAGATGATGAAGATGATATGGCTTTCCGCCAGCGTTGTTTCCTTATGGGAGTACATATGCTAAAATCGGGCAAGAAACAGAATCTTAAGAGGAAATAAATGTAAAAATTTTTCTTTCCTCATTTAACGGTAAAATTGTAAAGCAACTTGATTTATTTACATAATAAATAGCAAATCAATATGACACAGAAAGATTTAGCAGAAGAATTTCTCACAAAGGCAAGAGAGAATGCTATGAACTTCAAGGATATCAACTTCTTTAATGGGCCTTTCTTTCAAGAAAACGACATCAAGGCAGCTTTCAACGCAGGGCGTGAGAGCGTGATGGATAGTTTGCCTGAAATGGAGTGGAAAGGGATTGAATATTTCCAATATGCAGATACATATTTTGGTAGATATAACATTGATGATTTCGGAATATGTTTGTTACGTTTTAACGGAAAGGAAATTCCACTCCCTCCTGGTAGCTCTTTAGAGGAAACCAAGCAGGCAGCAAACGAACACTATAAGAAACAAATTAAACAAGTGTTGGGGTTATGATTGAAACAAAGCTATCAGTTAAAGAGATAGAAAGTATCATTGTTGCATACTTAGGCGGTGTTAGAACAAATATTATAGTTCCAAACCTGTCATGGGGCTTTCTTAACCATGAAGCAGACCTTATAGCTGTAGATAAAAATGGATACCTCACTGAGGTTGAAATTAAGCGTTCTTTTGAGGACTTTAAGGCAGACTTCAAAAAAGACAACTACCACGACACAGATGAGCGTGTTTTCCGCTTTGGCTACTTCGTTCCAAAGTCAATTCTAAAAGAATGTATCGAATATAACAACGAACAGTGTAAAGGCGTAACCTTTAATGGTAAGCCATACTCTGTATTTGGTTTCACGGATGATGGGAAAGTATATGACGAAGAAGGGCGAAGCATACATCCTGCTTTTTCTTATTCAAACAACCCCAGAAGTCGTAAACTGTTCTTAGAAGAAAGGTTAAAAGTAGCACACCTTGGATGTATGAGGTTGTACCCACTCGGGAAAAAGAGTATAAAACGTTAATAGTAGATTTAAAAGTGTTGCTATTATGAACAGAGAAATTTTATTCAGAGGGAAATCTATTGGTATAGGAGTATGGCTTTACGGACATTTGTTCAACTATGGACTAACAGCACCGAGTAATGTACCTTGTATCAGCGTCTGTGTACCTAAGTCGTGGAAAGAGGCATATATTCTTTATGCTGTCAGCCCTGACACAATCGGGCAGTACACAGGATTGACTGACAAGAACGGAGTTAAAATATTTGAGGGAGATATAATTTCTATTGGAGATCCAAATATTAAATATATAATAATGTGGCGTAATGATGGATTTTGTGCAAAGCAGATTGGCGCAAGTAGCTACATAGGTCTAACCTATTGGGCAAGCAACATAGAAGTATTGGGCAACGTAATAGACAACCCAGAACTTATAAAATAAAGCGTATGAAAAAGATAATGTTTTCAGACAAGTATTGCCTCACGCTGGCAGTACTTTACGGAACAAAGACAATGACAAGGCGAGTACTGAAAGAGGGTACACCGCTTGGTAATTGGGAAGAAACTGTAAAGCACCTGCCTTACAAAGTCGGAGATATTGTTGCGATTGCGCAACCTTATAAGGATATTATCGAATGTATGGCGGAGTACAGCGATATTATAATAAATGCAGATGGTTCTATAAATAGAGAATTTAAGGCTGGATGGACGAATAAAATGTTCGTCAGGGGCAACTTAATGCCCCACCATATCAGGATTACAGATATAAAGCTTGAACGCTTGCAAGATATTTCTGAAGAAGATTGCCTTAAGGAAGGTATAATATTTATTGAATCATTTTCAATTATTGGAGAGGATGCTTACTTTTTCGCTGTCAAGCGTAAAGTGGGACGGATGTATGACAATATTCTTAAATTTTTCTCTTCTCCTCAAAGAGCCTACGCAGACTTAATTGATAAAATCAGTGGTAAAGGCACGTGGGAGAGTAATCCATGGGTGGTAACGTATGAGTTTAAATTAATTGATTAAAATAGAAGAACTATGAAGATAAAGAATGAAGCGGAACTGCTAAATAAGTTCTGTGATAAAACCCACATAAAAGAGATACTTACTGAACCTTTTTTCAACACGAATTACAATGAGGTTTGGAGTTCTGATGGAGTTGTCCTGATTCGGATAAATCCCAAAGCTCTTACTAATGAATATCCAAAAAAGAAGTTAGCTTTTCCAAAGTTAGAGAGTGCTTGTAATAAGAAAATCACTTTAGAGGCTGTCAATCAAGCATTGGATGAGTGTCCTAAAATTGATGAAGAAATTGTTATTCAAGATGCAGTTGAGTGCGAAGATTGCAACGGAAGTGGCTATGTTACTTGGGAGTATATGGACATTCACGGACATACACACGAACGTGAATCTGATTGCCCAGTATGTGATGGTACTGGAGAAATTGAACCTGAAAGAACCAAGAAGACAGGAAAGCAGATTACAGATGAAAATGCCGTTATAAATATTGGTAACGCTTACTTTAGGGCAAGGGTTATTAGTAAACTAAAGTTTGCACTGGATTTCCTTGGAATAACCTCTGTTAAGTTAATACATAACCCTGATATAACAGCTAATGAATTTGTTTTAAACGATGACATACACATTATCCTAATGCCCATGCTTAATCCATTGAATGAGTATGATGCAGCGGTAAAATTAGTAGATTAGCATATGGAGTTAATAGATGAATCTAAGCCTATTGCGCGAAAAGAGTATCGTTGCGAATTGTGCAATCGCATAATTCACAAAGGACAAAGATACCGCAGACAGTTTATCCGAGACAATAGCGGTGAAGCGTGGTCTTTCAAAGGGCATGAAGAATGCTGTGAATTGACATCAATTATTGATTTCAGCGACTACTACGAGGGAGTTGACTGCGATGCGTTCGAAGAAGCAATCACAAATTATGTTCAAGAATATCATAACGATGCAGAAGACGCTCTTAATATTGCTTTTCAGAATCGAAAGTATTACGACTTAGTGAAGATGATATTGGCTGAGCTGAAAGAGAAAGGGATTACACATATCAAGTTAGATGAATAAAACAAAGTAATTATGAAGGCAAAAGTAAAAGAAACTAACAATAAACTATATTATCAGCTTGACAAGCCGTCTAAAAATGAATAAAGAGATGAAGTATAACGCACTATTATGATTATGAATATTCTTTTATATATAACTATATGTATAGAACGTAATACGTATATAATATATACGTATTCTTATCTATTCGTAAATATGTATATACCGTTTATCCAGGAAACTATACTTACTTTTTCTTTATCTATTTTTATTTTGTCTCTGTTTTCGACCTCACTTCTCATCTCCGTCTGTAGTCATCTATCGACTTTTAGATGCAAAGGTAGTACTGCCAGGAAACACGGCAAACACCAGTCCCTTATTGACAATAAA